CGCTGCACAATAAACAACGGTGTGTACCGAGTCGTGTCTGCGGACGCTGGCCTGGCGCACGGACTCAACCCGTCAACAGTCATCGTTGACGAGTACCACGTCCACAAGAACGCTGACCTGTTCACCGCACTGACGACTGGCTCGGCAACCCGTAGCCAGCCGCTGGTGTTGGTCATCACCACTGCGGGCTTCGATAGCGAATCACCGCTCGGCAAGTTGTACGCCTACGGACGACGTGTTGAAGCTGGCGAGGTCGAGGACGCATCGTTCGGCTTCCGATGGCACGGCCCGAAGGACAACGAAGAGTTCGACCACACGGACCCTGAAATCTGGAAGAAGTACAACCCGTCATGGGAGATCATGAACGAGTCCGAGTTCGCCTCGGCCTGCCGACTGACTCCCGAGTCCGAGTTCATCCGCTACCGATTGAACGGATGGACCAGTGCCGAATCCGCATGGTTCCCCGCTGGTGCGTTCGAGCAACGAACCGACGAGGAACGCAAGCTCGAACCGAACGACATCGTGGTCCTCGGCTTTGACGGCGCATGGCGTGGTGACTGTTCCGCACTTGTCGCCACTCGGCTCGAAGACATGCACCAGGAAGTTGTCGGCGTGTGGGAAGCACCGCTCGATGATCCGCACTGGCGCACACCCGTTGATGATGTCAAGCAAGCCATCCGTGCTGCCTTCGACACATACACCGTCAAGGAGATGGCAGCCGACCCGTACCGCTTCGAGCAAACGCTCATGGAGTTGGTGGAGGAAGGGTTGCCTGTTGTTGAGTTCACCACCAACAGCTTGCAGCGAATGATCCCAGCGACTCAGGCGTACTACGACGCTGTGATGGACGGCGAACTGACGCACGACGGAAACGCCACGTTGATCCGTCATGTGTCGCACGCAGTCCTCAAGGCTGACAACCGAGGCGCACGAATTGTGAAGGAGAACCGATCCAGTCGGCGCTTCATCGACCTGGCAGTTGCTGCCGTTATTAGTTACCACCGTGCAACCGTCTGGCGTGACGAAGAGGTTGCACCCGAAGCTCGAATGCTCGTCTTGTAAGGAGACCTCATGCCTATCAACATCGTATTGCTTTACCTGCTTGGCGCTGTTGCGGTCGCTGTTGGCCTTTGGCTTATCTCTCCCGCATCCGTGCTCATCGCCGCTGGCGTGGTCGTGCTTCGTGCCGCCTCGCTGCTTGAACCTGGTGGTGACCAATGAGTTTTGTCCAGCGCATGTTGGGTGCGACATCAGCACCCGAGGCTCGGGCAATCACACACTCGGACCTGTTCGGCTACAACCTAGAAAACTCACACCCGCACCACGGTGTGCATGTATCCGCTGAGATGGCGATGCAGTCCAGCGCAGTGTTCGCTTGCGTGCGGATTATTTCCGACAGTGTTTCGACGCTGCCGCTCGACTTCTTCCGTGAGGTCAAGGAAGCCCGTGTCCCGTTCCGACCGATCCCTGTGTGGGCCGAGTTTCAAGGACCGACCAGACGAATCGACACGATCTCAGCAATGGTCGTTTCGATGCTGCTACACGGCAACGCATTTGCAGCGATCTACCGAGACAGGGACAACAAGATCATCGACGTGATGGTGCTCGACCCCACCACAGTTTCAGTCGAGATGGTCGAGGGTGAAATCAGATACCGAGTGCTCGGTGGCGCATTGCTCACAGCAATGGACATCTTGCACATTCCCGCAATGATGATGCCTGGCGACTTGGTGGGAATGAGTCCCATTGCTTGCGCTCGGGAGAGCATCAGCCTGTCACTCGCAGCCACCACATACGGCGGTGCATTCTTTGCGAATGGTGCCGTGCCTGGCGTAGCTGTCGAGGTGCCTGGCGAACTGTCCGACCAAGGCATCCGTCAACTGAAGAAGTCATGGAACGACGTACACAAGGGTGCGGCAAACAGCCACAAGCTGGCCGTGATGACCGAGGGTGCCAAGTTCACCAAGGTGTCGGTCAATCCCGACGACGCACAGTTCCTCCAAACCCGCCAGTTTCAAGTCTCGGACATCACCCGAATCTTCGGTGTGCCGCCACACCTGGTGGCCGACGCATCGAACAGCACAAGCTGGGGATCTGGCCTGGCACAGCAAAACACAACCTTCGTGCAACACACGCTTCGACCGTTGGCCGAGCGATTGGAGACTGGCTTCAACTGGTTGATGCGTTCCGAGGGATTACCCAAGAACACATTCTCGAAGCTGGTGCTCGACGGACTGCTGCGTGGCGACACGATGCAGCGCCTTGAAAGCTATGAAGTCGGTTTGCGTAATGGCTTCTACACCATCGACGAAGTTCGAGCATGGGAAGACATGCCCGCTTTGACCGAGGAGCAGAAGCCCAAACCCGCAGCACCGCCTGCCCCGCCCACTACGGACTCAGAAGAGCCCGAGGAAGAATCCGAGGAAGACAATGACGACTGAGCGACGAACATTCAAGGGGAGCGTCGAAGTACGCAGCGAGTCAGGCAGTCAAGTCGCTGTCGGTTATGCCGCACGCTTTGACGCACTCTCGCAGAACCTCGGCGGCTTCGTTGAGCGCATCGAGCCGAGAGCATTCAACCAAACGGTCGTGGAGGCCGACGTGCGTGCGCTGTTCAACCACGACGCCAACTTCGTCCTTGGCCGCAAGTCGGCTGGCACACTCCGCATGGACGTTGACGAGCAAGGGCTGCGCTACGAGATTGACCTGCCCGACACGGCAACTGGTCGTGACCTCGGTGTGCTGCTCAAGCGTGGTGACATCAGCGGTTCCAGCTTCGGCTTCCGTGTGCTCGATGACGAGTGGGGCGAGACCGATGACGGCTTCCCACTTCGCACCCTCAAGAACGTGGCCCTTCGTGACGTTGGGCCTGTCACATTCCCTGCGTACACAGCGGCTGAATCAGCGCTGCGTTCGCTGGCCGAGGCTCGAAGCCTCGACATCGACGTACTCATTGAGGCCGCTGGCCGCAACGAGTTGCGTCAAGCAATGACACTTACGGACCATGAAGAAGTGACTCAGGCGAAACCTAGTCCAATCTTCATTCGACGGTCCCGTGGCGTTGCGTGAGCCGGTTGCCGCCACTCACACCTTCAACTGCAAGGGGCAACCAAGCCCACCAACTACCGCCTACGGGCAGGAGGAGAGTCCAATGACTCCAGAAGCAATCAAACGAGCACACGCTGCTCGGATCAGCGCAGTGAATGAACTGCGGGCACTTGACGAATCAGCCGATGGCCGTGAGTTCTCAGCCGAGGAAGCACAAACTGAGGCCCGTCTGCATGACGACATCTCGAAGTTCGACAACCTGATTTCCGACGGCCTCGACGCCGTTGCGAAAGGCCAGGCACTCAGCGAAGCCGTCGCTGGTCTTGAAGCCCGCAGTGGCAGCAAGCCGCAGGCCGAGCGTGCCGACCAGGTTGAACTTCGCCAGTTGCGTGCATTCGTTTCAGGTGAGGAAGCATCCGCACACTTTGGTCCCGAGACCCGTGCTGCGTTGCAGACTGACAACACTGGTGGATACACGGTCGATGAGACCATGTACTCCCAGATCATCAAGCCAGCGCTTGAGCGTAGCTCCGCTGTTGCTCGAAACGCCAAGGTCATCAACACGGCCCAGGGCGAGCAGATCAACATGCCGAAGCGCCTCACGATCCCGACTGCGGCATTCGTCGCTGAGGGTGCGCAGTACAGCAAGAGTGATGGCACCTTCGGGACGCTCGCACTCAACGCTTACAAGTACGGCTTCATTTCACAGGTCTCGAACGAGCTTGTGCAGGACAGCGCATTCAACATCGAGGCCGAAGTTGCCGAGATGGGTGCCGAAGCTATTGCTACCGCAATCGGTGACGTGTTCCTGAATGGCGATGGCTCCAACAAGCCCGAGGGTGCGCTGGCACACGCTGTCACTGGAACGTTCGCAGCAGCCGACGCCATTACTGGCGACGAGTTGATCGACGTTGTTCACAGCCTGACCACGCCGTACCGTCCCAACGCTCGCTTCATCATGGCCGACTCGACAGTCGCTATGGTGCGCAAGCTCAAGGACACTGACGGCCAGTACCTGTGGCAGCCTTCCATGCAGGCTGGTGAGCCTGACCGCCTGCTCGGTTACCCGCTGGAGGCAGAATACGGAATGCCGCCTGCCGAGTCTGGCAACAAGTCGGTCATCTTCGGTGACTTGAACCGAGGCATGATTGTCCGCTTCGCCCGTGGCGTCGAGGTTGTTCGTAGCGATGAGTACGCATACGACACCGACATGCTTTCGTGGCGCTGGACCGTCCGTGTTGACAGCGGCATTGTCGATGACACTGCCTATGTCGTGTGGGCGCAAGCCTGATCCATTGAGTGTTTGGGGGACCAGTGCTTCGGCGTTGGTCCCCCGTACCTCATCCGCAAACCATCAACGTTCGGAGCACCCATGCTTTACACAGCGACACTTTCATTCGCTAACAAATCCAAAGGCTTTGCGCCAGGCGGCTCATACGAGTTGACCGAAGCGGCAGCAAAGCAATATGTCGAGCTTGGCTGGCTGGTTCCAGTAGCTCCCGCCAAGAAGAAGAAGGCCGCTGAGAAACCACAGACCGACGAGGGCTGACCATGACGTACACCTACGCATCACTAGAAGAACTGGCTGGCCTCGACGGTATGGACGAGCCAGGCATCACTGATGAAATCCTCGAAGCTGCGTTGGTGTACTCCGAAGAGACCATCGACAAATACTGCGGGGCATCGTTCACCGTTAAACCGTTCAAGGTGACCACCCGCCAGTCGGGACAAGATGGTCTCAACCTGGATGAAGTGATGTGGCCTCGGTCAATCACTTTCGCATCCATCGCTGGCGAAGAGGTCGAGGAAGTTGACCGCCAGCATTGGGAACTGTTCGATGAAGGCATTGTCTATGGCCTCGGTGCAGTCCGCAGTGGCTACTCCCGAAGCATCGTGATTGAAGGCACCGCTGGATATTCCGACGTACCGCCACAGCCGATCAAGTGGGCAATGCTTACGCTGGCCCGCCAACACGTTCTGGACCAGGTGAGCCGAATCCCTGACCGTGCTCTGAGCATCGCAAACGAGTTTGGCAACATCTCACTGGCACAGGCTGGTGGGCTGTGGAGACCGACCTCGTTGCCCGACGTGAACGCAGTCTTGAACCGCTACCGCCAACGCCCACCAGGAGCATTCTGATGGCGGGGACAACGATGGTGGCGTTCAAGTCCAAGATGGTCGAGTTGGTATCGGCCATGCCTGAGTTTGATGGCGTGAAGGTGTCATATGCCGACCCTGGCGACAAGGCACTCAAGGAGAATGTCTGGTTCCAGCGAATCACACTCAACGACGTTGAGCCTGTCGCATTACGCACAGGCCGTCGTCGTCGTGATGAGACCTACCAGGCCGAGCTTGTCATCGAGGTCAGTGGCACCCGCCTTACTCCTGAGCGTGCCGAGGCCCGTTCGTTGGAGTTGGGGCTGCACATCGAGGAGTACCTAGCAGACAATCCCAAGCTCGACGGAAGCCTGCCCGATCTGATTACGGCACTGATGCTCACGCAGCGGCTGTCGTGTTCTGAAACTGACCAAGGCCCAACGGCCATTCATGTACTGACAATTGAAGTGAGGGCGAGGCTCCTGTGACTGAATACAACGCACCCAAACCAAAAGCAAAAACAAAAGCACCGAAGCAAAAAGTGGTGGCCGAGAGAGCTACCTACATCGGCCCACTGCCAGAGGTGTCACTTGTGATGCCATCAGGACGGCCACTGAAGTTCAAGCGAGGCGAATGCCTCACCGTCCTGGCGGGCGAGGCACTTGCCTTGGCCCATCATCCCGAGTTCCGCATCGAAGCTGATGTGGCACCAACTACTGGCGACAACGCCGAGGAGACAACATCATGAGCAAGTCAATTCTTGACAATGCAATTCAACTTGGCAAAGAAACCGTCTACGGTGAACCTGCCACAATCACCCGTGCATACGAAGCCAAGTCCGACACTTGGCAGCGTGAGCAAGAAGCTTTGGAGTCCACGGGCTTCCGAGGTGGGGCACACACGCTGCGCTCCGACCGACGCATCCAGATCAACATGGGTGCCACTGGCGACATCGAGATCGACGCACTGACCTCGGGCCTCGGCCTGTTGTTCGACGGCTTCCTCGGCAGCACGACCGAAGCAGTCGTTGCTGACGGCGTAGGCACGTCTGTGTTCGAGTCCACATCGGACGCATCGCAGACCAGCTACACGGTGCAGAAGCTCATCACCAAGAACGACGGCGACCAGCAGGCGTTCACATACCACGGTTCAATGGTCACCGAGTGGAACCTGACGCAAGACGTTGGTGGCCTCCTGGTGCTCAAGTGGTCGTTCGACTCCGAGGACGAGGACAAGACAACAGCACCTGGCATCCCGACGTACCCAGCCGAAGGTGTCCCGTATGACTGGACGCAGAACTGCATCGAGATCGACGGCGAGGACTTCGAGGCCATGTCGTTTAACTTCACTGGCAGCACTGGGCTGAAGACCGACCGACGCTTCCTGCGCTGCAACGAACTGAAGCGCAAGCCACAGCGCACGTCACTGCCCGAGTACACGGGTGAACTGACTGCTGAGTTCCCCAACACTGAGCAGTATGACCGCTTCGTGTCGGGCGCAATATTCTCGATTGTCGCTCAGTGGAACGGCGCAAAGATTGAAGGCTCGACCGCTGGCGTTGACGACACGCACCAGATCAAGCTCACACTTCCTGCTTGTCAGTACGACGGCTCCACGCCGACTGGCGCACTTGAGGACATGACGACGCAGGCACTGCCATTCAAGGTGCTGCACAACGGCGTCGACCCTTCCGTGAAGATTGAGTACCGCTCGGCCGACACGGGCCTCTAATGGCACGCAGTGGAGGCTTCAAGGTCGATGGCCTCAAGGCGCTGCAAAAAGAGATACGCCAGACCGAAGATGTGGAACTGAAAAAGCAGCTACGTCTGGCGAACAAAGAAGCGGCACAGGTGGTGGCTGACCAGGCCAAGGTCGAAGTTCCTCGACGGTCTGGTCGGCTTGCCCGCTCTATCGGAACACAGGCGAGTCAGACCTCGGCATTCGTCAAGGCTGGCACACCCTCCCGTGTTCCGTATGCGGGGCCGATCCACTTTGGCTGGCCGAAGCGCAACATTCGACCACAACCGTTTTTGTATGAGGCGATGGACAAACGCATTGGCGAGGTCCGTAGGGCATACGAAAAGAACCTGGAAAAGATCACCAAGGGTCTTTCCTCTAAGTGATGGGAGCATCAAACATGAGTACCGAATCCAACAACGACGTGTTCACCCTCGACGTGAACGAGCTAACAATTGACGACATCGAGACAATCGAAGAGATCACGGGCAAGCCGATCGACGCACTGTCTGATCCCGACATGCCGAAGGGCAAGATGATGCGTGCCATTGCATTTGTGCAGGCCCGTCGCACCGACCCTGATGCGACTATCGAGAGCGTCGGCAAGCTGAAGATGCAGATGGCGGCTGATGACCCAAAAGATCCCGACGAATCTTGACCCTTGCGGCAATCTGCCGTGAGTACCGACTCAGCATGGAGGACGTGAAGCGTCTGAAGCTGTGGGAGATCAACATGCTGGCCGCTCAGATTGAAGCGGACCATCGCAAGCAGCAAGACGACCAGCGGCAGTCCAGCCCGAGAAGGTGAACCATGGCAACTAAGCCCATCAAAATCAAGATCCTCGGTGATGCAAAGCAGTTCAATCAGACACTGAAGCAGTCCGAAGATGACCTCGGCAGGTTTGGCCGTGGTGTAAAGAACATGAGCGCCAAGGCTGTTGCCGCAGCCAAGATTGCTGGTGTCGCTGCGGTTGCCGCTGGTGCAAAGGGTGTGGCGTCATTCGCTGCGTTCGAGCAGCAGATGAACGAAGTGTTTACGCTGTTGCCTGGCGTATCTGAAAAGGCAATGGGCGAGATGACCAGCCAGGTCAAGGACTTTGCCAAGGAGTTTGGCATCCTGCCCAACGAGGCTGTTCCCGCTCTCTATTCGGCACTGTCCGCTGGTGTCCCGCCCGACAACGTATTCGAGTTTATGGAAGTCGCTGCTATGGCAGCAAAGGGTGGCGTCACGACACTGGAAACAGCAGTGGACGGCATCACCTCAGTCGTCAACGCCTACGGCGATGAAGTCATCACGGCCACCGAAGCATCGGACTACATGTTCACGGCTGTGCGACTCGGCAAGACTACGTTCGAGGAACTATCGAACAGCATCTCGATGGTCACGCCAATTGCGGTTGCTGCTGGCGTTGGGATGGATGAAGTCTCGGCCAGTATTGCGGTACTGACCGCCAGTGGTGTCCCGACAGCGACTGCGGCCACGCAGATCAAGGGTGCCATTGCCGAGCTATCGAGATCAGGCAGCAAGGCCGACACGGTGTTCCGTAAACTGTCGGGCGAGAGCTTCGCACAGTTCATCGAGAACGGCGGCTCGATGGGCGAAGCGTTCCAGATGATGAGCGACCACGCTGATGACACTGGCGGGTCGGTGCTCGATATGTTCGGGCGAGTCGAGGCGGGCGCTGCCGTGCTTGCCATCGCAGCAGGCGACGGCGAGGCATACGCAGACACGCTCGGAGAAATGCAGGGTGCCGCTGGCGCAACCGAGGCTGCCTTCGATGTGATGAGCAAAGGCTTGCAGGAGCAGTTCAACAAGATCAAGGCAGCGTTCGCTGTCCTGATGATTGACATTGGCGAGAAGCTCGAACCCGTTGTCCGCAAGGCCATCGAAATCATCCGCATTTCCATCGGCAAAATGAAAGACGCCTGGGAGAAGGTGCGCCCATCTGTGGAGCGCTTCATCAGCAAGGTCAAAGACCTGGCCGAGAAGTGGTTGCCGAAGGTTCGTGACTGGCTCCAGAAGGTCATCGACAAAGTAAAGAAGCTGGCCGAAGAATGGTTGCCAAAGATCCGTGACAAGTTCCAGCAGGTCATCAACAGAATAAAGAAGCTGGCCGAGGAGTGGCTCCCGAAGATCAGGGACGCATTCCAAGAAGTCATTGACAAAATCAAGGATCTTGCGAACACATGGTTGCCGAAGATCCGTGATGCGTTCCAGACCGCTTTCCAGTGGATCATCGACAATAAGGACTACATCATCGCTGCCATTGCTGGCATCGGTACTGCGTTCCTTATTTATGCAATCCCCAGCGCACTACTCACAGCGCAATACTTCCTGCTAGTGGCCGCAAGTGCCGCAGCCGCTGCTGGCTCAATGATTCTTGCAGCAGCACCTGCCATTGCACTTGCTGCGCTGTTTGCTGGCCTGGCTGCTGGCGCAGTGTGGGCATACCAGAATGTTGACTGGTTCCGTGATGGCGTTGACAAGGTTGCCCAGTGGTTCAAGAAGAGCTTTCTTCCGACCATGCGCCTGGTGTGGGATGCAGTCTGGCAAATAATCAAGCTCAACATCGAATACGCCAAGATACTCATGCGCACATTCGTCGCATGGGCCAAGGTGCTGTGGGAGAACTTCGGTAAGACCATCTTGAACTTTGTCGAAAAGGCGTGGGGCGCAATCTCCACGTTCATCGAAGGCGCATTGAAGTTCATTCAAGGCATCATCCAAATTGTCACGGGCATCATCAAGGGCGACTGGACGACCGTTTGGAACGGGATCAAGAACGTATTTGTCGGCGTGTGGGAAGCCATCAAGGGCTCCCTCGAACTGTCGCTTGCGTACATCCAGTTTGTATTTCAGGGTGCGCTCGACGCCATCACGTTGGCGTGGGATCTGGCCTGGACAGGAATCAAGCTGGCGTTCGAGGCAGCGTGGGAACTGGTAAAGACGGTGGTGTCCAAAGGCATCGACGAAATTGTCCTGTTCTTCTACGAGTTCCCCGACAGGATTGAAGGCGCAGTTTCGACACTTGCTGATGCCATCAAGTCACCATTTGTGGTGGCCTTCAACGCCATCAAAACGCTGTGGAACAACACCATCGGCGGTTTCGGTTTTACCGTCCCGTCATGGATTCCAAAGGTCGGTGGCAAGGGATTCAAGATCCCATACATTGGCGGCAGCGGTGACGCATATGGCGGCGGTGTCACTGGGTCTATTGACGCCTTCTTTGCAAACGGCGGCTTCGTCAACGGCCCGACTGTGGCAATGATTGGCGAGGCTGGCCCTGAGCTTGTCCTGCCACTGACCAGGCCAGCACGCACGCAAGAACTACTCAGCGAGCATGGCCTCGCAGGTGGCGGCGCAAGCGTAACGAACATAAATGTGACAGCAAGAACCGACGCCGACCCTGATGCGATCGCACAGCAGGTTGCTTGGCAAATCCGTGTGGGAGGCATTTGATGATTGGTGATCTGGTAAACGCTGACTGGCAGCTTGAATACAACGACACAGCCCTCGGTGACGGTAGCCCGTATCTGGTTACCAACATCGAGGGCTTGCTCGACATGCCTGCGCTGATAACTGGCGACCGCACAAGGCTTCGTCGTCACGGCCTACACGCTGGCGACTACTTCGCAGCGGGGCGCACAGTCACCGTTGACTTCGAGCTAAGTGTCGAGGGATCAAACAAGACACTTGAAGAGGTCGTGCAAACCTTCATGAATATGTCGGTGTCGTGCGGCCCTGAGATCCCGCTCGTCTTTCAGATTCCTGGCATCAGTCCGCAGAAGCGGTTTATCATGTGCCGCCCACAAAACCGCAGCTTCCCGATCAACGAGCAGTATTACCACGGCCTACCGATTGCGGCTGTGCAGTGGTTCTCTACCGACCCACGCATCTGGTCAGCCGAGACCCACTCGGCTTCTGTCCTGGTGGCTGGTAACGACGTTGATGACGGCGGTGGTAGTGGTGGTGGCGGTGTGCGCTTCGGCTTGCCGATGCCCGCCGAGATACCGCTCGACTTTTTAGTTGGTGAAGATGGCAACGGACCAGGACCAGGACCACTCCCTGGTTCGGGCATCGTGCGCTGTGTCAATGAGGGCAACTTCGACGCACCAGTCAAGATGGTTATTGAAGGGCCAGTCGTCAATCCTCGAATCGAGAACCTAACGCTCGACAAGGAGATGGAGTTCTTGATTGAACTGGAAGCTGGTCAGACCCTGGAGATTAACTCCTTCAATAAGACAGTCCTGCTCAACGGACTGTCCAACAGATATTCAACGCTGACGAGAGAGTCGGAATGGTTTGACCTGGCACCAGGACCGAACGACATCCGCTACCAAGCAGCAGCCCCCACACCGTCAACCCTAACAATCACCTGGCGCTCGGCCTGGGTGTAGAGGAGCAAACCATGACCGTTTCCAACCCGCCAATTTTTCTTCAATCCGAACTGCACCCTGCTGAGGATGTGCGGCGCTGGATCTCCTCGTCTGTCGGCGGCGTTCCTGGCGTTGATGCACAGGAGTCGTTGCGAGTAACGCCGAACGGCACACCGAACATGACTGTCGTGGTGGCGGCTGGTGGTGCGTATGTTCAAGGCTCCGAGAATCTGTACCAGGGCATGTACTTCACGGACAACCGTGGAGCATCGAGCGTGACCATTCAGGCAGCAGACGGCTCCAACGACCGCATCGACTTTGTTGTGGTCCACATCAAAGACTCGGAGTACAGCGGCTCGGATAACGAGGTGGTCATCGAGGCCATCACAGGCACGCCCGCACCAATTCCTGTTGCTCCAGCGATCCCTGAAAACTCGCTGCTGCTGGCCCGTGTAGCGGTCAATGCAGGCGCAACCTCGATCACTTCATCGATGCTGACCGACGAGCGCACGTTCATCGAGGTGGCCTCGAAGGGCTATGTAGACGGGCTGCTGCCTGTCGGCATGATGGTTGACTTCGGTGGACCTACTGCACCGACAAACTGGTTGATGTGCGACGGCACGGTCTATGACCGCTCGCAACACCCTGGCCTATTCGATGTGATTGGCACCGCTTACAACACGGGCGGCGAGTCCAGTGTGCAGTTCCGTGTGCCCGACTACCGCAACGCTGTTGCCATCGGCCCAGGCGACTACGCACTCGGTGCGGCAGGTGGCTCGAAGGACGCTGCACTGCCAGCGCATACGCACACGATGGGCACACACAAGCACACGATGGGCACCCACACACACGCTGGCGGCGCTCACTCTCACGGGATAGGTACACACACTCACTCGGTGAATGAACACAAGCACACCGCCGACCATGAGCACGGCACATATTGGTCGGGCGACGGTGGTGCCCACAGCCATGACACCATTAGTTCCTCCTACGGCGGCGGTGCGTTTGGGCAGGACGGCGCAATGGCTACGGGCAACACAAAGACTGGCCTTTCGCTTGGCTCGGCGTACACGGCCGTTGCGACGGGTACAGCGGCCGCACACTCTCACTATGTCACTATCCCTAAACTGGGAGTGGGGACCAGCAAGGTTTCGTTAACGACAAACTCGGGTGGGAACACCAGCACCAATTCCGCTGGCGCTGGTACGACGGGCAGCACAGACCCAGGCGACACAAGCACCACTGACCCTGGTGACACAAACTCCAGAGGTGTTGCACCTGACGGGTTGAATTACCCGCCGTTCATGACCGCCAACAAGATCATCAAGGCAGTCTGACATGCCCGCCTATGAAGCACTGTTGTGTGATGGGCGAACAGATGATGTGCTGGGATCACTCCCACTCACGGCGCTGAGTTTCCGAGAAGAGCTAAACGGCCCAGGTGCGGCGACGTTGGAGATCCCACTCAACACCGACGCCATCGACTCACTGATCCCACTCCAGCAATCGGTCTTCGTGCTCCGTGATGGTGTCCCCGTGTGGGGCGGTGTCTTGTGGGTCACGGGCATGAGCGTCGGCTCCAATGCGGCCAAGCTGTCGTGCAGTGGCTTCTGGTCACTGGTGCGTCGGCGTCGGATTAGCTCAACACTGACGTACACCGACACCGACCAGACGCTCGTTGCCAAGAACATCATCGACACGCTGCAAGCCGAACCTGGTGGCAGCATGTTGATTGACACCGACAACGTGACCGCCACGGGTGTGTCCATCTCGCAAACGTACCCAGGTCACGAACTGCAAAACGCTGGCGATGCAATCCAAACGCTGGCGACCCGCAACAACGGCTTCGACTTTGCCATTGCCGTTGCCATTGAGGACGGGCAGATCGTCCGACGTATGGCGACAACGTTCCCCACGATGGGACGGGCCACCGACATCATCCTCGAAGATGGTGTGAATATCGAAGCGCTCGATGTCAGCATTGACGGCACAGGCATGTTGTCCACGGCACACATCCGTGGCAAGGGCAGCGGTGCGGCTGCATTGCTGTACTCGGGCACAAATGCCGACATGATTGGCGTGTATCCAAAGACCGAGGGGCTGGTCACGTTGTCATCTGTTGATGACCTCGGACGCCTTCAGGAGCACTCCGACCTGCTGCTCGCAAATGGCGCACGCCCGATCATGATGCCGACTGTGGTGGTGTCGGGGCAACAGCCTCGCCATTCACGTCCCAACGTGTCGCCAACGGTCGGCAGCTTTGTGTCTGGCGACCTGTTGCAGTTGCGCTCGAAGTACGGGCTGCTCGACATCAACGACCAGTTCCGCATTACAAGCTGGACCTGCTCCGTGGACAAGGCAGGTTCGGAAACAGTGACGATGAACCTGGCACCCGAGGAGGCTTTCAATGTATGACGTGACGAAGCCGCCGAGCTTGGCGTCGGATCTCCAGAATGTCAACCGTCGTGTCGAAGCTCTCGAAGCAGGCGGCACTGGCGGTGGTGGTGACGGTGACGGTGGTGGTGGCATTGGCCCACCTGGGCCGCAGGGACCAGAAGGCCCACAGGGACCACAAGGCCCACAGGGACCACAAGGTCCACCAGGAGAAGGCAACGACTTCGATGGTGAGCATGTGTTGACTGGCGACCCTGACAGCCCGCCCGAGGGTTGGGCTGTGGGTCAGTTGCTGTATGACGGGTTGCAGGACGCTGCTGGTGATGCTGGTGGCGCTTTGACGTGGCCTTTGCTTGCGCCAGACGGCACTCGTTCCGCACCGTCATATTCGTTTGACACTGACGGGTCTTCGGGCCTGTATCTCGCAGATGATGGCAGCGTGCGGATCGCAACAGAAGGCTCGGACGCCATCGGTTTTGACGACCGTTTCATCACGCTCGGTGGGCAGCAAACGGGTGTCGGTCGCATGTCGATTCTGTCGGGTAGTTCAGGCAGTCCTGTCTATGGCTTTGAGGGTGATATCGGTACAGGCATCTATCGGGCTGACAGCGGCGTGATTGGTGTTTCGACTGGCGGTGTTGAGCGGTTGCGTGTTGGTGCGTCATCGACGTTCAAGGGCGACATACAGGTTGACGGCAATGCCGCTTTCAAGATCAGTAGCTCAAACACTCCTGGCTATGGAATGGGCCAACTTAAGGCTGGTAACGGCGCAAGTTTGCGTCTTTACAGCGAAGGTGACGCCAACTACGCAAACAGGATTCTGGTGAACGCTTCATTGTTGGACCTGGACGAAAGTACCTCGCTCCTTGTTCGTGGGAATGCGACCGTAAAAGGTAACCTAAAGGTTGAAGGCATCTTTACACCAGAGGGCGGTACGGCGTTCGGGATCACCGAGGGCATCGACACTGCTGACGTGCTGGATCGTGCAGAGGTTGCGGCCATGCCAGCACCCGAAGAAGCTGTTGTTGACGGCTTAACGGTCAACGAAGTAGTCACAGCGCTGTTGTTGAAGGTGAAAGCGCTGTCCGCTGAGATCGAAGAACTGAAGGGAGCCTGAGATGGGTTTGTGGATCAAGAACGCTGATGGAACGATTGAACGGACAGCAGGCGGTGGTGCAGACGGCGTAGACGGCCAGCCAGGTGCAGACGGCAACCTGTGGCACGTCGGATCAGGCGCACCCGACCCGACGCTCGGTGAGCCTGGCGACTACTACCTGGACGGCACTGACGGCTGGGTGTACGTCAAACGCAACGACAGTTCGTGGACGAACTTGTATGTGAATCTGACTGGGCCAAGCGGCGATGATGCTGGCGAACACGATCACGATTACGCACCGACAAGTCACTCGCACAACTACGCAGCGAGCAGCCACACGCATTCGTATTCGCCAACGAGTCACACGCACGACAAAGTTGGTGGCCTCGGTCTTGCTGGTCAGGCTGTCCCTCCGTCTGGCGCTCAGATCGTGCGGTCAGGTAGCAACGGGTACACATACTTCGGGTGGATCAACACTGTGTCGGGAGCAACGACGAACGAGCCGTCCCGTATTTACACGAACAGCGGCGGCTCTGACTCGTTCGTGCGGTACATGACGCCAGCGAACTTTCGCAAGAAGGTCGCTGACTTCACAGAGTTCTGCAACCCTCCGATCCGTTCGCTGAACGCCACGACAAAGAACGCCAACACGGACTACAGCCACACGTTCGCTTCCACCATTGGAGGCGTGTCGCTCACAAATGCGAAGGCAGTCATCGCTCAAGTGACGGTACAGTCAGCATCGCCTGGGTACTGGACGCTCTGGCGATATGGGGGTACTCGTCCTGCTACATCATCAGGCAACTACTCGGCTAACGAGGTCACTTCCAATCAGCAGGTAATACCCATCGACGGGTCACGGCGAATGAAGTACAGGTCGAGCCATAAGACTTCGCTGTTCATCATCGACGTTGTGGCCGTGATGTTCTAACCGTTTGGCGGCGGTGCGGCACGCTCCCAGCTTCACCGCTGCCGAACAATTTTGCGTCGGGCTAACAATCAGCGCTTCCGTTGGGCCAACACTAAGTATGACACCTCAAATTAAACTGCCCGACATCGCACTGTACGGACCCGCTGGCTGCGGTAAAGACACAGTTGCCAAGATCCTCCACCGACACTTCGGATATCAGCGCATCGCATTTGCGGACCCTGTTCGTCATGCACTGCTGGCACTCGACCCACTCATCCCGATGGACGACGGCATGGTTGTCCGTCTGTCGGATGTTGTGAATGTCCTCGGATGGGAAGACGCAAAGCGTGAGCACGAAGAAGTGCGCATACTTTTGCAGCGCTTCGGCACCGACTCGATTCGCACACTCGACCCGAACTTCTGGGTGGACATCGCAGTCAACCAAGTGAGTTGGACCGATGCCCCCGTCGTGTTCACCGACACCCGCTTCGAGAACGAGGTCGAGATGGTCAAGGATCTTGAGGGCGTCGTGGTCAAGGTCGAGCGCAACGTGTCGGCAATCGCCACACACAAGTCCGAGTCGTCGCTGGCCGATGTCCTGCCCGACTACACGCTGCACAACGACGGCACCCTCGATGAACTTGAGGACCAGGTGTGGGCACTGATGGCGAAGGTGGAGTGGCACTGATGGCTGGCTCGAAGCGATACCACATGGACTGCTCGAACGGGCACACCATCACGGCACCACGAATCTTGAAGGCGTGTCCAGTCTGCGTTCACGGATCACCGTGTGACGGCACGCTCAAGGAGAAGGGCCGCAAACGATGATGCTGGCAGTCTCGACCTTCGACACTGTGGGCGCTCTCATCCTGGGAGCGCTCGGTTGCCTCGGTCTGCTGCTCACGGACTGGTCCAAATACTGAACGACGCAATGGCCCCTGCACTTCGGTGTGGGGGCTTTTTGCATTTCTTTTTTGCCCGAGGTTGTGAAACGTAGAAACACCCGATAGTTTGATTACCAACATCAAGTCGGGAAAGTCCCGACCAACGACCCAGGAGGTCACCAAATGTCCAATCTCACTACAAGCCTCACCATCACACCCACGGCTGGTGGCAAGCCAGGGGTGTGCTCAGTAACGGCTGACCAGAAGAACGTCGGATGGGTGATCCCAGCCCATGACAATTTGACGTGGATCGCTGTCAACATCTGCGGTGACGAGTTCGTTGGTTTCCCGACCAAGATTGACGCAGCGGCGTACATCAGCAACAACTGATCGACGGGCAACTGGTCCCACATCTTCTTCGGAGGGTGTGGGACTTTTTGCATTTCTTTTTGCTTCAGGTTGTGAAGCGTAGAAACACCCGATAGATCTATGGACATGAGCGAAGCAACCAACACCACGAAGCTCCACTGGCACTGCGGGTTCGACTGCTACAAGATGCACTCCGTAGCAGGCAGTCGCTGCGCCAACGTCGGGCACTTCGATCACGTTGAACCGTGCCTCGATGACTGTCGAGAACTGCGCCGTGAAAAGCGCAGCGGCCTTGGCATCTGAAAGTTTTTGCATTTCTTTTTGCCCGAGGTTGTGAAGCGTAGAAACACCCGATAGTTTTATGGACATGAGCGAAACAACAAACTTCACAGCAGCCGACATGGACATGAGCAACATCAAGATCCAGCGCATATGCCAAGGCCTCTACAGGACAGTCGGCCACTTTGACGCCGACTACTACTCACGCACCATTGAGGAGATCCACCCAGGGCATGAGTGCCAGGAAAGCTGGGGAACGGGCTGGGCACTCACCAACGCCTTCGGCGACGTGGAAATGTTCAACACCAAGCGTGACGCCGTTGCTCGCATGTGGGAAGACATGGGCACGCTGCCTGGTGAGGCCCGCTCCGAAGTAACGAAGACAATGAAGTGATAATCCGAATCAAACGACCCAAGGAGGTCAAGAAGTAATGAGTAACCCCGAACCTGATTTTATCGCAGACTTGGATAGCTGGGAGTGGGTCGAGCCAGAAGACTTGACAGACCTACCATGCAAGCGGCCACTGCTCACCCATATCGAGCAGGTCACACACTTCCGCTCCATCAAGGACGAACCGAACGACATCTATGTCAGGTCTCACAGGACCGGCATAGACATCGCCAGCTTGGGTGCAGTCTGCTGGGACGGAACGACCAAGCTCAATTCAATTGTCATTCCGATTGAGCACGGAAAGATCACTGGCCTACTCACCCGTCAATCGACGTATGACCCCAGCGTCTGCATCGAGTGCAGCCCCGAGTGGGTTCCAGTCCAAGCGAGGAGTGTTGATGATTTCGATGACTGGGCCGATGCTCATTGCCCTACTTGCGGTAGTCGGTGGTACGACGCACACAACCACACATGGCAGTGGCACAACAAGCCAGTCACCACCCTGAAGGCACTGCTCAACTACTGAGATTTTTAACAAGTCGGGAAGTCCCCGAACCAACAGACCTTAAGGAGGTCACATGAACACCCAATATCAAGCACACGGACCAGCGCAGCTTGGCACCGTAGTCCGAGAACTACTTGATGAGCGAGGCTGTGTTTGCCCACCCATCGAGCTTGAGGTCGAGGGCGAGTTCGTCCTCCAGCATCACGAACTGTGCCCGCTGGCAGTGTGACCGACAGGCAACTGGCCTCACATCTTCTTCGGAGGGTGTGGGGCTTTTTGCGTTTCTTTTTGCTTCAGGTTGTGGAACGTAGAAACACCCGATAGTTTTATGGACATGAGCGAAACAACAAACACCACAGCAGCAGTCAAGATCGACACCGAGATCGCCAAGCACTCGGAGCTTGTCGCCAGTGCTCGCCAGCACGTCGAGCACAGCACACGCTTCGATGGGCCTGAGCACCGCAACACAGTCGAAGCGCAAGCGAAGCTCGACGTTGCGCTTGAGGCGTTCAGCGAAGCGAACACAAAGTATGAGGGCTGGGACCGTTTCTTCCTGGTTGCAAATACCAATGGGCACATTCACACCTCGACAAGCTGCTCGACGTGCAACTACCGCACACAGTTTGTGTGGCTCGTTGAGCTTGCTGCCCTCACAGTTGACGATGCCCTCGAAGAGTATGGGTCGATCCTGTGCAGCGTCTGCTTCCCTGATGCTCCTGTCGAGCACACCAACGGAGTGAACAAGAAGGACGCAGCGCACAAGCAACTGACCGCCGACCTTAAAGTTCTGAAGAAGACCAAAGAGTTCAAGAAGTGGGAGACAACGAAAAGGAATCGGGACTACACCCTGCAAAGCATCAAGAGCGCCCAGTGGCGCATTGAGAATCTGAACGAGTACCTGACGACGACAGAGCACGCTGACGAACTCAACTCGAAGATCGCAGACGTAAAGCTCGAAGTCGAGATCCTCGAAGCGAAGCTCACGAAGACGCAAGCAGCGTTCGACGCAGCCGACGAAGTGTTGCACGCAGCGCTCGCAAGCTGACCTCCTGGCAACTGGTCCCACATCTTCTTCGGAGGGTGTGGGACTTTTTTGCATTTCTTTTTGCTTCAGGTTGTGGAACGTAGAAACACCCGATAGTTTTATGGACATGAGCGAAACAACAAACACCACAGTCACCACAAACAAGCTGAACGAGATCAGCCTCAAGGCCGCCGAATGGATCACCGAAATCTGCAAGTCAGCCGACACGCAGCAGATCAACGCAGCCCGAGTCACAGCGACAGTCATGCTGGACGCCATGCTCGACAACGATTACGACCAGACAGCGGCTGACGTACTGCGAGCAGCGATGGCCCGAGCCTGCGACAACGTGACCGAGGCACCCATTGGTGTCCACCGGCTGCGGAACTTTGATCGGGCGGTGAACGGCTGATGAGCGAAGCAACAAACACCACAGCAGCCACCATGATCGACCAAATCCTGGCATGGGTCAGCACTGACGCCGACACAGCCGAGACTGTTCGCCCAGCACTGGAGGCACTAACTCTCGACCAGTTGACCGAGACATTCGCCAACGTGCAAGCTGACCAGGCTGTGCAGGATGACCTCCGTGCCCGCCTCATCGCTGACGTTGACCTGCGCCTCGTCGTCAGCCCTCACACAACGTGGGGCACAGCGTTCGATCGGTTCACGGTTGCGCAGGGTGCAATCAGCATTCTGGAAGGGCAGGCCCAGCACTACGACCTCACCACCGATGAGCTTGTCGCAGCGATCACCGCCAACGGCGACAGCATCCGACTGACCATCGAGATGTACGGTGATCCTCGTCGTGATCGGGTCTACGGCTCCAAGACTGCCTATTACGCATGGAGGTGTCGAGTTCGTGACGGCGTGGCAACAGCTA